AAAACACTGCGTAAGCAGTGCCTACCAGATCGGTACGGGCGGTGGTGTGGAAGGACGGCGGGGCCTAGCCCCGCCTCCTATCCGATTGGAATGTAGGAGATTCCACACGCGAAGATAATTCTAGCAGTTATCAGCGGTTGGAGGCTATGCAATATGATGCTCGATCAAGATGCAAGACTTCCTTTTTCGGCGCGATTGTTTCGCGTTGTGGCGTGGTTATCGGCTGCCGGTATTGCTTTTAGCGCATTCTGCTTATCTGTTTTGTACGTAGTGCATTGTGCCCGTATATGGCTATAAAACCTAGAGAGGGACGATATGGCTAAGAAACCTGCGCCCCAAAAGAAAAAACGGGGGCGGCCTTCAAAATTCACCCAGGAACTTGCTGACCGTATCTGCGCAATGATCCGCGAAGGTATTTCAGAGCGTGAGATTTGTGATATGCCGGACATGCCGTGCATTCAGACGTTGTGGAATTGGAAAGACGCGCATCCTGAATTTCTAGAGCAGACCGTGCGCGCGCGTGCACAAAGCGCAGAGCTATTCAACCGGCGGGCCACGAGGGTTGCAGAGGAAACATCCGATTTCGCAGACAAGGTTGCAGATGGCCAAATAGAGATTGGCGGGGAACCGCTACGGCATCTCCCCAGTGGCTATGTGGAAGCGAAAAAGCTTTTGATTCAGCAACTGAATCGTGAGGCTGGACTGCGTGACGATAAGAATTTTGGAGATCGTAAGCGCGTGGCCGTAACTGGCGCAGACGGCGGTGCGGTGAAGGTTGAAGAAAAAACCGACCTTTCGGGCTTGCCGCTGGCGAAGCTGAAGGCGGTGAGAGAGCTACTTTATGGCGAAGCCGCAGAGGATTCCGAGTCTAATTGAACTGGACCAAGAGATTGCAAAGCGCAGTTTGGCTGAATTCTGCAAAATGGCGTGGGCGGTACTCGAACCGGCTACGCCGATTAAGTGGGGCTGGGCGCTTGATGCTATGTGTGAGCATCTTGAGGCCGTGCATTCGGGCGAAATCAAGCGCCTGTTGATGAATGTTCCCCCCGGCATGATGAAAAGCCTGCTTACTGGCGTTTTCTTTCCTGCATGGGAATGGGGGCCGTGCGGCGCCGCTCAGTTGCGTTACCTGACTACGGCTCACAAAGAACCACTGGCCGTGCGCGATAACATGAAATGTCGCCGTCTGATTCAGTCGGATTGGTATCAGGACCGCTGGCCGATGAAGTTGACCGGTGACCAGAACGCAAAGACAAAGTTTGAAAACGTAGAAACGGGCTTTCGCGAATCCATGAGTTTCCGAAGCCTGACCGGTTCGCGTGGTGACAGGGTGATTATCGACGACCCGTTATCCGTTGACGATGCGTTTTCTCAGCCTGCGTTGGATGCCGCAGAGCAAACTTTTCTTGAAGCCGTACCAAGCCGCGTAAACAATGAGAAAAGCGCAATTATCGTAATCATGCAACGTTTGCATGAGCGCGATACTTCGGGAATCATCCTTGAGCGTGATTTGGGCTATACGCACTTGATGTTGCCCATGCGCTTTGAGGAAGCTCGGCGCTGCGTTACCTCTATTGGCTTCAAAGACCCTCGGACTACCGACGGTGAACTGCTTTTCCCTGAGCGCTTCAGCGAAAGCCAGGTGAAGGAACTGGAAGCCACGATGGGGAGCTACGCCGTTGCAGGGCAGTTACAGCAGCGGCCAGTACCGGCAGGCGGTGGGCTTTTCAAGGCCGAATGGCTCAAGTTTTGGAGTGCCGAAACTCTCCCTGACAAATTTGACAGTTACGTTTCCTCATGGGACTTGACCTTTAAAGAAACGGCTACATCAGACTTTGTGGTTGGGCAGATTTGGGGCAAGAAACAGGGGTGCTTCTATCTGCTGGATCAAGTGCGCGGGCGGATGGATTTCGTCAAGACGCGCCGGGCCTTCATTGATTTGGCCGAAAAGTGGCCGAATGTCATTCGTAAGCTTGTCGAGGATAAGGCAAACGGCCCTGCGATTATCAGCGCCCTGAAAGAAACGGTGAGCGGCATTACGCCGGTTACACCGAAGGAATCGAAGGAAGCGCGTGCGTCAAGCATTACGCCGTTGTTTGAAGCTGGCAATGTGTTCTTGCCGCCGCCTGACCTTTATCCCTGGGTAAAGAAAGAACTGGTGCCGGAAATGTTGAGTTTCCCTGCTGGCGCGCATGACGATCAATGCTTCGCAGCAGGCACGATGATCGCAACACCGTGGGGAAGTCGGCCAATTGAAACAATCCAACCGGGTGACTTTGTGCTTACTCCGTTTGGGTTTAAGCGCGTTTTGGCGGCAGGAAAAACGGGTGAGGCTGAAACTATTAAAAAGTTCAGCATCTCGGCAACGAGAAATCATCCGTTTTTTACGAAACAAGGGAGCTTTAAAAAGTTCTGCCAAGTTACGGAGGAGGAATGCTCGGAGTTGATACTCGCCCAGATGCTCAAGGCAAGCCGCCTTTTGCCGTCGTCTTTGATGGGGTCGAATACAGATTGCTGTCTAAGGGAAGGTATTACCTTAGCCAATCTACGACAAACGCAGGGCGCAAAGGAGCCAAGGGGTTGCACGTCGCCATTTGGGAGCGATTCTCTGGTCAGAAAGTTCCTAAAGGCTATGAGGTTCATCACAAAGACGGCAACCCGTTCAACAATGATTTTGGCAACCTTGAGTGTCTACCACGCAGCGAACATCGCAAAACGGTCAATCTCAAGACTGAGAACGTGCGGAAATATCTTAATGACATCCGGCACCTCGCAACTCGTTGGCATCAAAGCGCAGAAGGGCGCGAGTGGCATCGAGAACACGCAAAACAGTCGAAGAGTCGATCAAAGGAGTGCGTTTGCCTTGGTTGTGGGAATCGCTTTTTGGCTAAAAGAAGCAATTCAAAGTTTTGCTCAAGAAAGTGCGAAGTCAAATACCGCTACCACCACGAGGCTGTTGCCGAAGAGCGAATCTGTGTTATTTGTGGTAACAAGTTCACAACACTTGTCGGCCCATACAGACATTCGGCAATTACGTGCGGCGGAAAGTGCAAAGCAAAGCTCAGATTGCAGAAAGAAGCAGCCCGTCTTCAACCTCATGGTTGAGGACGCGCATTGCTTCTATGCAAACGGGATGCTTGTTCATAACTGTGACGCGATGACGCAGGCCCTTTCAGACCTGCACGGGAAACCCGGCTGGCGTTTTCATCCTACTAACCTCGCGCTGCTGCGCACGGGATTCAAATTCTGAAAATGAGCAAGAAAAAGGAAAAAACTTCCCTCAAGCGCAAAATCGCAGCCAGTGCAATGTCATCCAATGCTGTGGCTCTTCGCGCCGAACAAATCAAGGAAACCAAGAAAAAATTCCTTGAAAACTGCCGGCTCCCGGAAACTCTCGGCTTTGGCGTCGGCGAAGAAGCAAAGGAAGCGCGTACGGCAATGGACGCGGCTTTCCGCGACAACGTGGGCATGGACGCAATTTTTGAGACGCTTGCCGGCCACGCCGTTGACATGGGGCAGTTCCCGTACACGTCTTTCGTCGGGTACGGCGCACTGCAGCAGATTGCCCAGAACGGCATGATCCGAAATTGCATCAAGACGGTTGCCGACGACATCACGCGCTCTTGGATCACGATCAAGGGAGGCGAAGAGACGCCCCCGGAAAAGATTGTCGAGCTTCAAAACGTGCAGGAAAACGACTACCACCTGCGTTCCGTTTTCAATCGAGCTGTGGCGAAGGTTGGCTTCATGGGCGGCGCCTTCATCTTTGTCCAGACAACGCCAAGCCCCGAGAGCGGCGGAGACATTGACTTGTCTTTGCCGTTAATTGTTTCGGATTACTCGGCTGAGATCATGCAAGGGTCAACCATCAAGTTCATTGTGGTTGATCCGATCAATGTATCGCCTGCTTGCTACAACAGCTTCGATCCGCTGCGCGCGGACTACATGAGGCCGCGCGAATGGTTGGTCTTGGGGCGGAGAGTGAACGCCACGCGAATGCTCACGCTCTACGCCAATGAGCCGCCAGTTCTGCTTAAGCCGATGTACAACTTCCTCGGCATCTCGCAGGCACAAATCCTGTGGGATTACGTTTTGCATTGGAATGAGTGTCGTGTCGCGTCTCAGGAGCTTATCAAGAAGCTGAGCCTGCTGATCTACTACACGAACATGCAGGATCGCATGAGCACGCCTAACGGCGTGGCTGAGTTGGATGACGTGATGACCGTCCTTCAACACTACCGAAACAACAACTCGGTCTTTGTCGCAAACGCCGACACTGACAAGGTGGAAAACGTTTCGATGACGATTGCCGGTGCGTCGGACATCGTGCGGCAGGCGCAGGAGATGATTGCCGCCATCAACCGGACGCCGGCAGTGAAGCTCTTTGGCATCAGTCCCAGCGGCTTCAATGCCACTGGTGAGAGCGACCTACGCAATTACAACGACCACATACGCAGTCAGCAAGAGTTGTACCGCCCGGCACTGCAGAAGTGCCTCGATGCGATTCAGCTGGTTTTGTGGGGGAAGATCGATCCTCACATCACATTCGAGTGGAACGAGCTCGACATGAACAACGAGACGTCGCTTGCGGCCAACTTCAGCGCCCGCATGATGGCACTTTCCACCCTCAAGGATCGAAACGCCATCAGCGCCGAAGAGATGCGCAAGGCGGCCAGGCTTGAGAAAAGCGGCCGTCTTGAGTGGCTGGACGACGAGGCGCCGGAAGAAGACGAAGGCGACCTGATGACGGATTCGGGAGTCCCGGATTTCCTTTCTCAGCTGAGCAGCGGATCGGAGCACGCCGATGGCGAAGAAGATCAAAACCGCCCGAGCGATTGAAGCAAATGCGGGTATTCAGCAGAAGTTCAAAAAGAAGCTGCTGACTTTTTCCCGCGCCTTCTCGACCGAGATTGTTAAAGCGATTCTGCTTGACTTGGCCGACAACGGCCTGCTTGCGCAAGATCGGAGTCTGACAAACCCGAAGAACCCGCAGGACAAAAGGACGCTGCAGGAAATCTCCAAAATGGTTTTGGCCAAGTGGAGTCGCAATCCTGAATTTTTCAAGGATCACGTTGATCAGTTCATTGCTCAACACCTGGGCAGTTGGATTGCCAAGGCAACGCCGCAGGCGCGAAAGATTGCCGAATGGGTGGCCCGCTCGACTGCAGCGGATGTGACTGCCAGCCAGCGTCAGGCTTACGTCGCTGCGGGCCTCCCACTCGACTTTATGGCCGAAAAATGGACCATCCCGGTCGTTCGTCAGCGCATCAGCCAGAAGGCTGCCGATGAGCTCCCCTCGATCATCGAGTGGAGCACGAATCTCATCACGAAGATGGCTGTCAATGACGTGCAGCGATTGCAAGACGTGATCGTCTCTACGCTGGCTGACGGGAAAAACATCACGAGTATGAGAAAACTGCTCAGCGTGACTTCGGGCTTTGATGCGGACCGCGCCAAGCGCGTGGCCATTGACCAGACGAACAAAATCGCAAACGGCATTTTGAGGGCGAACGATTCTTCGCTGGGGATCACTGAAGGCATCTGGGTGCACGTTCCCGGCCAGTTTTCCTCACGTGAAACGCACAAGGCCATGAATGGGAAGCGGTTCGACTTGGCAAAAGGCATGTTCGATCCGGCTGTCAATCGTTTTGTCAGCTGTGCGGAACTTCCGTTCTGTCGATGTGTTTACCGGCCTGCTTTGAATTTTTCTCAACTACTGAAAACGCAATGAAAACTTCACTTGCCTACGACAAGGCCGTGAGTTTTCGTTGGCACGATCAGGACGGTCGGCTTCACGTTGATCGATCCAACCTGACTCGGGTGCAGGTGGCGCCTTATCGTGGCGCAGAAATTCCTGGATGTGAGGAGCTGCACCTTTCGCCGACGAAAATTTATTACGGCTTTCGTCCCCCAGAGGAGCTGGGAGACGAAGAAACAGTGAAAAGCGTGATCGGCATCCCGATCCAGCTCAATCACCACCTTGACTATCCAGATGCACCGGCGATGGACACCCGCGTCGGCAGCACTGGGGATCAAGCGCGATTTGACGGGACGTTTTTGTCGAATTCGCTTCACTTTCAAAATGAGAGCGCTTGCCGCCGCATTCGCGACGGGAGCATGAAAGAGCTTTCGCTGGCTTACAGCTACGACCCCGATTTCAATTCGCCGGGCGTCTACAACGGCCAGCACTACGATTTCACGATGCGGAATATCCGGGGGCAGCACCTCGCGCTCGTGGAAGAAGGGCGCGCAGGGCCTTCCTGCGTCGTCGAGGATCATGCCTTGGAGGAGATAAATTCAATGGACATGGATGACAAGGTGCCCCCGATCGGGGCAAACGATGGCGATGAAGAGCCGGTCGAAAAGGCCGAGGTCAAGATCGCTGATGCGATGGGGATGCTTGCGGAACTTCTGCGCGGGCTCCACAAAACCAATGCACAGGGGGAAACTGTGGCAATCACGGAAGACATGGACAAGGACGCGAAGATTCGAGAAATCGCCGCGATGTTTGCAAAGCTCGGCGCCGACGAGGAGGACGTGAAGAAGCTCACGGACTCGCTCTCTGATCTCGCCTACTCGCCTGATGAAAATCAGACGGCCGAGGACGATGACGAGGACGAGGTTGTCGAGAAGGAAAAGGTCGAGGAAGAGACGCCGGACGGCACAGAGACCGACGAGTTCGAAGACATTGCCAGAGACGCCATTAAGGCCTGCGGCTACGACAACGAATCGGAAGAATTTCAGCGTGCTTTTGCTGAAGGCGTTAAGTACGGCGAACGCAAGGAAAAGCAGGAGCCACAGAAGCTCGATCGAGAGCATGAACGCGAAGGCGAAGAGCGCTATCTGCATGGTGCTCAGGACGCCAAGATGCTGAGCCGCCGCATTGCGGCTCTGGAGAATGCCTCCCTCATCCGTACTGCGCTGGACGAGTGCTCGACGGTCATTGGCAAGGCTCGCGCAACGGCCTTTGACAGTGCCGACGCCGTGTACATTGCCGCGCTCAAGCAGCTCGGCGTTTCTACTGCTGGCATGAGCCGCAAGAACGCCCGTGAAAAATTTCTCGGCGTTGTGCAGGGTATGTCTCTGGCGGCCAAGCGTCGCGAGGTAGCAGCGGACTCCGCGAAAAGCCTCAAGGTGCCGGACATTGCCAAGGGCATCCGAGTCAATGTTTCTTAAGGTGAAAACATCATGCAGAAGACTGTGAATCTTTATCCCGCCGTTGGCGTTCCGGGTCAGGAAGTCAACGTGCACACGGCGATCTACACGCCGTTCAATTACATTAGCGACGGCACCGCGGCCGCCGGCTCTTTTGTTTTCGTGAAGGCGAACACTGACGACACCGGCGTCGTCTATCCGCTGGCATCGGCCACCGGAACGGGCACTGTCATTGGTCTCGTGGAGAATACCTTCACGGGCACGCTGGCCTACAACCAGGACGGCACCCTCATCTACCCTCAGGGCGCAAACCTGACGATTGCTGTTCGCGGCGACTACTACGTCGCGGCTTCCGGTGCGGCCACCGTTGGTCAGGCCGTGCTTTGCAACCCTGCCAGCGGCGCCATCACCTACGGCACCCCCGGCACCGCCAACGATACCGGTTGGGTCGTCATGACGCCGGCAACTAATGCGGGCGACATCATCATCATCTCGAATCGTGGCGTGGGCATCACTCCCGCCGCCGGCTAAGAGGTTTGAAAATGGATCAGAATATTGATTGTTTGAAGAAGTTCGGCGTGAGCTCCCCTTACGCCGTGGCAATGATGCCCTATGAGCGCGACGAGCAGGGCAACATCATCGTCAATTACAACGTGTCCGATCGCAAGATCGCGCAGGACGCAGCGATGAGCACGATTCCCAACATCGGAATCCCGTCTGCCTACCTGACCTATCTTGATCCGCAGATCACGACGATTCTCTTTGCCGTGATGAACGCGACTCAGCTTTTCCCTGAGGCGCGTAAGGGCACGTGGGTCAACACCTTCATGAACTTCCCGGTTGAAGAAATCACGGGTGACGTTACGCCCTATTCGGATTTCACCAACTCCGTGTCGTCTAGTGTCAACTACAACTTCCCGGTTCGCGAGAACTTCGTTTTCGAGACCAGCCTGAAGTACGGCCTGCGCGAGCAGGAAACCGCCGGTCAGGCCAAGCTCGACTACGCAGGCGCCAAGCAGCGTGCGGCGGCCAGCATTCTTGCCCGTGCGCACAACCGCTTCTACCTTTACGGCGTGGCCAACAAGATGGTTTACGGCGCACTCAACGACCCGAATTTGAACGAGTCTGAGACGCCGGTTTCGGTCAATTCGCAGACGACGTGGGAAGGAAAGGTTGCAGATCAGGGGAACGCGGCGACGATTTCCAATGTGATTTTCAACGACATTGCCAAGTTGGTGACCTCGCTTATGGGGAACAACGCCGGCAACGTGGATCAGAACACGGACATGGTTCTTGCGGTTGCTTCGGATCGTTACAACTACCTTTCGATCCCGAACTCGTTTGGCCTGACCGCCTTCAATTTGCTCAAGAGCAACTACCCCAACATGAAGGTGATCCAGCTCCCCGAGCTCAGCACCGATTCCGGGTCGATGCTTTATCTGACTGTCCCGAAACTGCTTGATGAGCCGACCGCTGAAAACGTCTACGCTGAAAAGATGCGCTTCGGCAACGTTGAGAACTACTCGTCGTCCTGGGTGCAGAAGGCTTGGGGCGCTACGTTCGGCTGCGTCATTCGTCGTCCGAATCTTGTGGCAACGATGACGGGCATCTAAACTGTTCAACTTAGAGCAGGAAATGTGAGGAGCCGCGATTGCGGCTTTTTTCTTGCCCGGCGGGGCGAGCTTCGGCTCGTCCCGTTTTCTTTTTGAGGATCAAAAATGGCTGGTAAAAAGAAGATTAACGCCGATCAGGTTGAAACAGCGGACATCGTTGGTAGCACGCTCGAAAAAGAGCCCGAGGAGGTTTCGGAAAAGGAAGAAACCATTGCGATTGCCTGCAACCTTCCCTTCGGTCTCAAGTTCACCGATGTGCCCTGTGGAAATGGCGCAACCAAGACCGTCATTTTCCCCGGCATCAACTCTGCGCTTAAGGGGAAAAAGAGCGGCATCCTTGCCCTCCCCGGAAACGCTATTTGCGTCACGTTGTTGAAGAAGGATTGGGACGCAATTGTCAAGATGCACGGTAAGGAAATTGCCTTTATCGGTCGAAATGGCCGTATGCCTTGCATCTACCCGGTTGGTGACAAGAAAGGATTCAAGGCTGCGGCCTCGGAAATCGCCGAGATGAAAAACGGCCTTGAACCCATCGACCCGAAGGCCGAGGGTGTGAAGGAAAAGAAAGAGGAATAAGCAATGACGCCCTACGTGATGAATTTTGAAAACTTCCGTGCGATTTACCCAGCATTGACGGATGAGGTCGTTTCGGACGACCAGTTGAAATTTCTGTGGGGCGTTATTGAATCTATGTTGGGCGACGGACAAGGGAATTTCATTTACCCAGAGCCGCAAAATGGCCCCATCCTCAATGCAGCTCTGTGCCACCTCGTGACACTTGAGACGAATGGACTTTCCCAGCCCGGGCGCTTGTCTTCTGCGTCTCAAGGCAGCGTCTCCACTTCCTTTGACAACCTCAACATCAAGTCGGAGTCTGGGCAGTGGTGGAATCAGACGAAGTGCGGCGCGCTCTTTTGGGTGCTGACGCAGCGGTATCGCGTGGCCTGCCGACTCTACGGCGGCCGAGACTTTCACCCGTGGGGGTGACGAATGAAGCCGACTGTCAAAATCTCTGTCAAGAACGCCGAAACCATTAAGAAATTGGCCACATTGGCGAAGCCCGCAGAAAAGGGAACGGCTTTCAAGGTGGGAATCATTGATGATCCTGAAGTTGCGACCTATGCGGCTTACAACGAGTTTGGATGGGTGCAACGAGTGACGCCAAAACAGTCTGTCTACTTGAGCGGAAGGCTAAATTACAGCGTCAAAAAAAACGGATTTGCCAATGCTCCGATCAAGCCGGGCATGACGCTGAGCAGCCCGCCTCGGCCTTTTTTGCGCGGGACGGCAGACGCCAAGAAAGAAGAGTGGCGCGACCTGATTGCACAAGGGATCAAGACAATCGGTGTCCAACAACTGCCAAAGATTATTGAGTTAGTTGCGAGACAGGCTCAGGTCGATGTTCAAGAAACCATCCAGAACAACGGAACGGACAAGCAGAAGTTTCCGGACCGGAGTCCGCTGACAAAAGAGCTTTACGCGGGGAAGTTTTCAACAACCTCATCCGGCAGAAAGCGCAAGATCGAAAGCGATTCCGGTGCAGGACGAGACAAAGCACTCCTTCTTTCCGGAACGCTATTGCAATCTATCGGGTACGAAATCAAATGATGGACGCAAAACGTTTGGGCGCGGCTTTCCGCGCAGGCATGGCTTTTTCTTTTGGCCGGAAACACCGTCTCGGGCAGCTTGCTCAAGATGAGGCAAAGTGGATTACTGTTCACCCCAACGGCAAGGGTATGACGAAGGGTGGAGACAAAGCCAAAGGGCAGCCAGTTTTAATCGAGTCGTCAACCGGAGAGGTTCTTGGTGGCATGGGCGGAAAGTTTAACGGACGCCACATTTCTGCCGTTCCTAAGCGCGGAAAAGAAGAGCAGCACGGGGCTCAGATGACGATTGCTCGATCTCACCAAAACAAAGAGGGATCGGCAACAAAGGCCGCCGTTCCAGCTGCGCAACAAAAGCAAGAACCAAAAGCAGAAGAGTCGGTATATCAGAAGCTTTCTCGCAAGGGGGTCAGAATTAACGAGAAGGCGTTTGAAAGATTTCCGGAAAACGTAGCAAAACAAAGTGCTCAGAAGGTCGCTGAAATCGTTGAGTTTGTTCCTTGGCTTTCGGACTATTTAAACTCAAAAGACAACAGGGTACTTGATGTTTCGAGTAAGGAGCTTCGCTCTGTGGCTATGGCGCAGGTTGAAGTGTCAGGCCGAGGAGATCAAAAGCTCTTTTTGAGCCTGGATTGGTTCAAGGACGAGAAAAAGCTTCTTGAGCAGATGAAGAGGGACGTAGAAAGTCGATGGGCGATGCCTTGTGCGCCTGAAAACTACTTGTCTTACACCATTGCTCACGAGATGGGGCACGTCATCCACAATGCGTTCTATGAGAAAACGCTTGAAAATCGTATTCAAAGCGGCGAGCTGAGCGAGTGGGACGCGCGTTGGAGATGGCGAAAATTGCGTAGCGAAGCCCTTAAAAATCTCCGCTCGGACATTCTTCGAGTTGCCAAGGAAGAGTCGAAAGAAAAGACGCAAAAAGCTATAATTGAGAAGCACATGAGTGAATACGGTCGGAGCTCTCCGGCAGAGTTCATTGCAGAGGCTGTGGCAAATGCCTTCAGCGGCAATCCAAACCCCATCGGAAACGCGATGAGGAAGGTTTTGAGTCAGATGAGGCTGTAATGCAGGAAAGACCCTACTTTATGACAAATCCGTCGTGGTATCGTTTCAATGATGAAGACGGAGAGGTTGAGCTTACGGAAAACGCACCGGAGAAAGCCGTAATAAGCTTTCAGGAATTCAAAAAGGTCGAAGAGGATCAGTTCAACCAAGCAAAGCAGCTTACGGAAGGCTGTCTTGATGGTATGAAAAAGTAAGTTCGATCACCAACGAACGGGACGCCGAGAGATCGGCGTCTTTTTTTTATCTATTTACTGCGTTCAGAGGACTCAATGAGCCTGAACCTTCATCAAATCGTTCGCGGCGCGGTGACGTTCAACAATGCCGATCAGACGTTGACGCTTTACCGTTCACTTGGAACCTTCTCGCGAGATCCGGTAACAATGCAAAACGTGCCGAATGTTGCGGCGGGGGTTTCTGTACGGGGGCAGGTGCAAAGCATCAAGCCTGATGAGATTGTGCAGACGGAGCGCGTTTCTTTTTCCGAGACGGTGCGCAAGCTGTATCTCGATTCGACGTCCGCCCCTGGGGATCGTCCTTGGGGCGCGTGGAGGCCTCTGTCTAGGACTGGCGATTATGTCCTAGATGCAAACGGAAACTATTGGTACGTCGATGCTGTCGTCGAGGACTTTACAGAGTCCGGATGGGTGTCATTGCAAGTGATTTTGCAGACGACTCCCCCGGCGTTAAACATCGTAGAGGAGGGCGGAAATGGCGGCGGTGGTTGATTTAACGCAAGCGCAGCTCTTTGCGGGTGTCGAGCAGTTTCTTTTGAACTTCTCTACGCCTGCGCTCACTGACGACGGGCTGCACGTCATACCCGGAAACGCGAACGATCAAAGTCTCCCTGCCGACGGCGGGGATTTTTGTATCTACACGCCTCTGTTTATGGGGCGACGAGGAACGAACGTCGAGGAGTGGCAGAAGGCCCCTGTCGATGCGGTGAACTACAGCGAGTATGTCGAAACGGTTTGGCAGATTGACTGTTTTTCGCAGTCGATGGTTTACGCGCAGCAAATGGCTCAAACATTCGAGCTGATTGCCAGGAGCGAGGCCGGAGTCAACTTTTTCAAGCCGCTATACATTGACTGCTTGTTTGCCGAAAACGTCCGGAACCTGAGTCTTATTGTTGACGCAAAGAAATATGTCGCCCGATGGAGTTTGGAGCTTCATCTTGGATTCCGGAAACAAGTCCAGGTTCAGTTTGATTACTTTACGTCCGCAACGGTAAATGTCGTGAACGTAGACGTGAAATTTCCGCCCGTGTGAACTACGATATACTAGATATGTGTCGTAAATGTGTGTCGGAGTTTCTGATGGGCAAGAAGATTGAGATGGTCGGAAAAAGATTCGGTCGTTTAACCGTTATCCGAGAAGCGGGTAAGGTGAGCGGCGAGTACACCTGGCTTTGTCAATGCGACTGCGGAAATCAAACGGTTGTCCAGGGGTGGCCATTAAGGTCTGGCAGAACAAAGTCCTGTGGATGCTATTTAAAGGACTTTGCCAAAGGGCAGACGTGGCGCAGAGAGGATTTGACGGGGCGAAGGTTCGGGAGGTTGACCGTTCTCAGTTTGGCCGGGAAATCTAAAGCCGGAAATCTACGATGGCACTGTTTGTGCGATTGCGGAAACACGGTTGATGTTGACGCGGGAAATCTGAAAAAAGACTGTTTCCATTCCTGCGGGTGTTACAACAAAGAGTTTCTCCAAGGGCTCACTAAAACGCATGGAGGAACCAAAGATAAGTTGTTCCGAATATGGTCTCACATGAAGGAGCGTTGCTTAAATCCGCATCACAAAAGCTGGAAAAGATACGGAGGCCGAGGCATCAAGGTTTGTGACGAATGGGTGTCTGACTATGAATCTTTCAAAAACTTCGCTTTGGCAAACGGATGGCGCGAGGGACTTCAAATAGACCGCGTAGATAATGACGGTAACTACGATCCTAACAACGTCGCTTTCATAACGCCAAAAGAAAACGCAAACAAACGAGGAAACAATGTTTATGTTGAAATCCGTGGTTGTCGAATGACCGTTGCTGAAGCCGCACGAAAGTACGGGCTTTGTTATCAAGTGGTTTGGGATAGGTATCGCGCGGGGAAAACGGGCGAAGACCTACTAAGGTAAATCAACGCCACCAGATTGTTCTGGTGGCTTTTTTTTTGGGTGTTTTATGTCAATTCCTGCAAATTTTATTGTTGAATTGAGTCCTCGCACGATTACGGGCGGTAGCGCCGATCTTGAGACTAATGGCATGGTGCTCACGAGTACCTACCTTTTGCCGACGACGAATCCGGCAACCGCATTCGTGTCTGCGAGCGCTGTTGCAGCCGTTTTTGGCGCGGCTTCGCCTGAAGCCGAATTTGCGCAGCAATACTTTACGGGCCTGACGAATCAGCAGAAGGCTCCGAGCGCGTTGGTCATCGGCCTGAATATGCAGACCGCACTCGGTGCATGGATTCAGTCGGCTCCGGTTACTGCCGAGCTTTCTGCTCTTCAGGCAATCAGCGACGGCGCTTTGACGATTTCGATCAACGGTTCTCCTGTCGAAGCAACGGGCATCGATCTTTCGGGGGCGCAATCTTTGAGCGAAGTCGCCGAAACCGTTGCCGCGAAGATGACCGGAACGACCGGCGCATACAACAGCGATCTTAATGCCTTTGTCTTTACGACGGATGACGCTGGTGCTAAAGCCACGGTTGGCTATGCCACGACTGGCTCTGGCGGCACCGATCTTTCCGCGATGCTTGGACTTACGCAGACGGCTGGTGCCGTGCTTTCGCAGGGCGTGGCTGCCATGACTCCCGAGCAGAACCTGAATGCAATTGTTTCTGTCACTGCCAATTGGTCGCAGTTCACGACTATTGCAGAAGTGACGGAGCAGGATGTTGCTGAGGCATACGCGGCCTGGGCTGACATTAGCGACGATTACGTATACCTCTTCTGGTCCAGCGACTCGAAGATGACGAGACAGACCACGCAGTCTTCGACGATTGCGGCCGTCTTGCAGAACACCTACAACTGCACTGTCATGTTGTACACCGAGTCGAACGACGCGGCAGCCGCCGCCCTTGCCTACCCCGCAACCATCAAGTGGGATCAGGAACAAGGCATGAAGGTGCTTTTCGGCAAGTCGGCAACCGGTATTGCGGCCTCCGTGACGGATGAGACCGTGGCGGCAACGCTTGATGCGCTCCGCGTGAGCTACGTCGGCCAGTTTGCAACGCGCAATGCCGAGTTCAGCTTCTTCAATCGCGGCGAAACCGCGAGCTCAATGTACGGGTTCTATGACACCCTGATCGGCATGATCTGGCTGCGGGCGAAGATTCAGCGCGCCTGCATGGATGGTTTCAGCACTGTCAGCCGCGTTCCCTATAACGCCAAGGGCTACACGCTCATCAAAGCGTGGATTTCTGACCCGATTCGTGCGGCCAAGACTGTCGGCGTCATCGACACGGGCCTTGCTCTGTCCGATTCGCAGAAGGCGCAGATCACACAGGAGGTCGGGCAGGACATCAGCAATGAGCTCTTCACGAATGGCTACTACCTGCAGGTTGATGATCCTGAGGCCAATGTGCGCGCACAGCGCGGGTCGCCTGTCATGAGCCTCTACATTACTTACGCAGGATCGGTTCAAAAAATCGCCATGCCGGTAACGGCCACCATCTAAAGAAGATCGGTAACCAAGCGGGGCTTCGGCCCCGTTTTTTGTAGGAAAAAAAATGAATCGTGACATCACTTCCGCTGACGTAGCGGCAACCATGACGATTGAAACCCTCTATCCGAGCGGTTTTCAGCTTGAGCTTTTCAGCGCGGATCAGGGCCTGATCGCTGATGCGGTTCAGGAGATTGAGGCCCGCATGTCTCTTGACGGTTACCTGTCTGCCGGCTACACGCCGGCGCCAAAGACCGTCAACATCACTTTCGAGCCGAACTCGCCGTGCATTGCTTACCTGACGACTTTGCAGAACGCGCAGCGCTCCAATCGGCGCCCCTACGAAATCGGTTTGACGGTGTACATCCGCGCCACCGGTGTGACCAAGTATTTCAATCACGGCTACCTGCAGAGCGGCACCCCGATGAGCGGCGTCGGCAAGACTTTGCAGCCGATGAGCTATTCCTTTGTCTTCGAGAGCATTGAGTAAAAGCGATGAGAGAAGTCAAGACCATTTCCATCGATGATAACGGCAAGTCACTCAAAATCCGCGTGACCCCGTTTGACTCCTATAGAGGCTCCTTTTTCATGATTAAGGTCGGCTGCCTTCTTGGTATTCCGGCTCTGTCATCTGCGCTGGGGTCGATGACCCCGGAAAACATTGTCGGAAAAATCGCATCACTGACCATCAAGCCGACTGATGCAAAATCTCTGCTCGATGAGCTTCTGGGGTGTTGCGCACGAGTGTGTGACGACGGCACGACGGTTGAGCTGTCTCCCGGAACGATTGCCGGCCAGATCGAGGCGCCGGAAACTGTGTTTCTTCTTTGGGTGGCCGCCTTCCGGGCGTCGTTCGATTTTTTCGACGGTGGAAAGTGGAGCGCTTTCCGCGACAAAGTGAGTTCGACCTATCGGCAAGTCGCGTGAGCGGCACAGCCGAGTACCTGAATGTACCGCCGCTGATCGGACGTCTGGTCAGCGGCGGGCTGGCTTCTCTGGCCGAACTTCAGACTGTTTACTCGCTGGAAGATGCGATGCAGCTTGATGAAATCTTGAAGATTCGCACCTATCACGAGTGGCTTGCCACAAAGGAAAACGATGGCTAAGGAAACACTGAGCGAGCTTGTCATCGGTCTGTCGTTAGACACCGAAGATTTCCTGAAGGGCATTGAAGTCTCGCTCCAAAAGGTTCAGGAAATCGGCGAAAAAATCCGAGGCGCCCTTGGTGGCGCCGCCGGCGCCGTCAGCACCGAAACAGCTGCCGCCGCCTCGTCGGCAAACGCGGCCGGTGGTGCCGTCGAGAAGCTGGGAAAGAAAGCGCAGGAGGCCGGGGACCGCGCTCACAAGAGCTTCAGCAAGCTACCGAAGGTTCTGACGGACATTCGCGGGCACTTTCTCGGCATCGTGAGCTCGATTTCCGGCGCCGTGGCGACCACGAAGCTCTTTGACAACTACGTCGGGCAAGGCAAAGGACTGAGCGACCTGAGCCGAAAAATCGGCATGAGCGTCGAGACGATCGACGCATGGAGCAAAGCCAATGAGGCTGCCGGCGGCACTGCCGAGGCCCTGCAGGAGTCGCTCGAATCGTTCTACCGAAAGACCGGACGCCCGGCGACCGAGTTTTTGCGGCTTGGCGAAAAGATCGAAGGCATGAGCCGCTTGCAGGCTCAGCGCTTCCTTGAGGCGCAAGGGGTTGCGCTCAATGCAATTCCCGTTTTTCTCAACGGGCAGAAAGCGGCCGATGTGCTGGTGGCGAAGTACCGAAAAACCGCCTTCACCACACAAGACGCCAAGAACGCCCAGGCATTCAAGACGGCATGGCTTGATTTCAAGGTTGCGGCGCAGGACGTGGGAAACGTCTTCCTTCGGGCGCTCGTTCCGGGATTGACGAAGGTGATGAACGCCCTTTCTCAGGGCGTCGGCGTCATCCGAGAGAACGTCCGCTTTTTCACGCTCCTCGGCGGCGTAATGGCTGCCGCCTTTGCCCTGAAAACGATTAGGAGCGTCGTGACTATGACGGCGGCGCTCAAGGCCTTTGCCGCCTCTGTGTCTTTCGCTTTCAAACCCTTGGCCGTAGGCGCCGCGCTGATTACGGCCTTGGCTTTGGCGATTGACGACCTGCTCGTCTTTGTTAAGGGCGGTGACAGTGCGCTTGAGTCGTTCCTTAAGAAGATCGGCGTCCCTGCTGATGTCATTGAGGGACTTCGAAGCGCTTTGGCTGACCTTCAGCAGGCGTTTTCAGATGCATGGGAAGCCGTGAAACCCTTTGTCGGCGACCTTGTAGTGACGGCCTTCAAGGGCATTGCCATTGTTGTAGGGACAATTGCTTTGGCCATTGCCGCCGTTATTGCGGGGCTGGTCGGAATAGCCGACGGAGTCAAAAAGGCGATTGACTGGTTTGGAGAGCTTGATGACAAGGCAAAGAAGTGGCTTGATGAGCTCAGCGCAGATTGCAGGGAGCTGGGGCAGGAGGTTGCTGACTGGTTTGCTTCAGTCCCCGATCGATTGATTGACGCCTTCTCAAGCGCTTACGACTCGCTTGCGGAAGTGTTTTCCGGTTGGTTTGACCTTTTCACCGACAAGGTGCTGGGCCCTATTAAGAACGCGTGGGCCGGCATCAAGTCTTTCTTTGGTTTTGGTGACAACGACTCAGGAAACGGCACCCCAGAAGCCACGGCTGAGCAAAAGACAATCGTCGTGGAGCGGGGGAGGAACGCGCCGCCGACGATAACCAGCTCGTCAAACCTCTACATGACCAACAACATTACGACGCAGGACAGCCCGGCAGCCATTGGCTCGTCTGTCGGTCGATTCGCCTACGCCGGCGCTCAGCGATCAAATAACGCGTTCTATCAATCGATGCGCGGCGTGCGCTTGAAGTGAGAAAGCATGGCAGTCCAGACACAAACCAAGTTTGATGCGTGGGGGCTTCTTGGGCCTGACGATGAAAAGATTTGCGACTATGAGGGCGTTTTGGAAGTCGTCAACAACTCGTCGTCGCAGGTTCTGACGGAGCCGATTGAAAACGGTCAGCTTGCCGCTTTCAACAAGGTTCAGCAACCTGAATCATTGTCGGTTACGCTTTCAATTGGTAGCGACCCGACGCGGCAGAGGACGGCAATTTCTCGTCTCAAACAGCTCAAGGCAGGAACGGGAGCCAACTTTCTCTGCAAGATGGTGACGCCTTCCGAGGTTTTCGAGAATCTTTCTCTTGAGAGCATTGGCCAGACGCGCACCACACAGTCGGGCGCCACGCTGTTGGTCGTGACGCTCAACTTTGTTCAGATCCGCGTCGTGCAGGTGACCTCTCAGCAGCTTCAGTGGTCTCCAAAGAATCCGACGAGTGCCGATCCGGTGAACGCCGGACGCGTTCAGACGGAGCAAAGCACGCTGCAAAAGCTGCTCTCATAGGAATTGCACCATGAGCATCAGAACAATCCCGCTGAGCGCAATTCCTGCTCAGATCGTTTCGGCGGTTGTTAATGAGCAGGCTTTCCAAATTGAGATTCGTCAGCTTGGCGGCAGCCTTTTTTCAACAACGACGGTGGATGGAGAGCTTGTCGCATCATCAGTACGAGCCGTCAGTAGGGGAAGCATCACGCCATGGCCATCCTCTGCCGTGAACACAAGCGTCATTTGGGTGGACACACAGGGTGACGATGACCCTCAGTATGAGGGACTTGGAAGCCGTTGGATTTTGGCTTTTGAAGAGGCGGTGTCGTGAGCACGAGTTTCACTGAAAAGCAGTTGGTCGTGAGCATCACGCTGGACGGCGAAAAGATGAGCTTTCCCGGCTTTGCGACGACGGTTCACATTCAAAAGCAGGGGGCGCCGGAACTTCCGAAGGCGAGCATCCAACTGTTCGGCCTGTCGGAGGACAAGCTGGCGCAGCTGACGCTGCTCAGTTTTGATGGCCTCTCGCTGCGTCCGAATCGCGTTGAGGTAATGGCTGGCGACTTTACGGGCATGTCTCTCTGCTTTGAGGGTGAGATCACAAACTCGGCACCGGATTTCAATGCAGCACCGAGTCCGGTGCTCAACATCGAAGCGATCACGGCGGCCTACCCCAAACTTTTGCCGCAAAGTCCGGTGTCGGTCATGGGGAGTCAGTCGGTCGAGAGCCTGATGGAAACCTTTGCGGCTGACGCAGGACTGACTTTTCGAAACGAAGGAGTTTCGACGAGCCTTTCAAACTGCACGATCAGTGGCGACCCGATCACAAAAATGCAGTGGGTTGCAGACACGATTGGAGCGGACCTCATCATTGATGACTCGGAAGTCGTTCTCGTACCGACTTCAGGAACGCGAGGGCAATTGCTGACGGTGACTGCGATCAACCCGGAAACAGGACAGATCGGCTACCCGTCGTTTGACAGCATGGGCATCAGATGCTCGTGCTTTTTCCGGCCGGACCTGATGGTTGCAGGATACTGCCGGATCGAAAGCAGTCTTCCGCGCGCGTCCGGCGTTTGGAAAATTTACAGCGTGACTCACGAGCTGGCCGCGAATCTTCCCGGGGGCGGTCCGTGGATGTCAACCATTGCAGGAATTTGGATGGAGAGCGCCTGATGGCAGAGCAAAACCAAAGAAAGATGACGGCCCGGGTCTCGGACCTTGCCTCGCAGTTCAACCAACAGGTATTTCTCATCAAACAGGTCTTGAAGCAGACCATCTCGACGGCTATTCCGGTGAGAGTGGACGCAGTGGAAAGAGGCGGCGAAGGCGGTGCGGCGCTGTATGTGGACGTTACGCCGATGGTTACGCAGACGGATGCCGAAGGTAATTCAATCCCGCCGGTAACGATTCCACACCTTCCTTATTTCCGGTACCAGCATGGGACCGCTGCGGTTATCTGTGATCCGAAAGTAGGCGATTTGGGGCTGGCCGTTTTTGCGCAGCAGGATTGTTCACGACTTACGGGCGATACTACACCCCAGGCGCCAGGAACTTTCCGATGCTTTGATATGTCCGATGGGTTTTATGTTGGCGGATTTTGGGGGCAGGTTCCGAAAACCTACATTCATCTTGAGGATGAAGGGATGATTCACGTAGTCGCGCCGAAGAGCTATCACCTTGAGAGTCCAAAGGTCATAGTTGACTGTGACACGGCGCAGGTCAATGCACAGACGTCGGTGACAGTTGTGACGCAGACCGCGACAGTTAATGCTTCGAGCTCGCTGACGGTTGACAGTCCTCAGAGCACCTTCACAGGAAACGTCGCGATCCAAAAGAATTTGACGGTCACAGGCCACATCTCCGGATCATCCGGGATGAGTATTTCGGGAGGCACTGGAGGCGCAACTGCAACCTTTCAGGGAACGATTCAAACAACCGACGATGTCGTTGCCGGAACGATCAGCTTGCAAAACCACGTGCACAGCGGCGTTCAGGGCGGCGATTCGAATACCGGTGCTCCGGTCTAGGAGGCTTCATGGCAACAATCAACAGCATCACGCCGGAACTGACTGCAGACTGGGATTTGCAACTCGGCTCGGATGGCAGTCTGAAGATGCTTTCCGGCACGGCGGGGATTGCTCAGAACGTGGCTTGTGCCTGCCGTTGCTTTCGCCGCGGGTGCTTTTTCTTTCAGGACTACGGCATCGACTGGTTCAGTGACGCGCTTGCGCAAAAACTTCAGCGGTCGCTCATTGCTTCTCGAGTGATGGAAAAGGCGTTGACGGTGCAAGGAGTCGAGTCAGTAAATTCAGTCAGCATCGCCGGACTTGATTCTGAAAGCAGGACTGTCACCGGCGAGGTCAAGATCACGACACAGGACGGAGAAAATGTCGCAGCTCAGCTTTAATTCGACCGGGATCACCGTTCCCCAGACGTCCGATATCCGAGCGGACATTGCTGCGAAGGTGCAGGCTGCCTTTAAGGCTGCCGGCGGGACAGCTGTCGCAAATGTCGATCCAGATCAGCCATTGGGTCAGCTCGTTGATATGCTGGTGGCAGAGATTGAGGCAAAGAATGCAGAGGTTTCGTTCCTCGCCAACTGCTTCAGCCTGGAACAGGCAAAGGGCTCCTTTCTTGACGCGCTGGTTTCTCTGTACTTCGTAGAGAGAAAGGTTAGCGAACCGACAATCGTACAATGCACGTGCACGGGACTGCAAGGAACGGTCATTCCTTTTGGCGCCGTCGTACAGGACACGAACGGAAACAGGTACCGATGCCTTGTGACTGGAGCGACCATCGGAGAATCAGGGAACGCAACTGTAAACTTTTCGGCGATCGATCACGGACCTTTGGAGGTCCAGCCTGAAACTGTAACAAGGATCATTACGACGGTCCCGGGCTGGGACTCGGTGACAAATCCCGTGGCTGGTGTCACAGGCCGAGATGAGGAATCTGACGCAGTTCTGCGTGACCGCACGAAAGAGTCGGTTGCTCTCAACTCGCACGGGTCCGTCTCGTCGATCCTCGCGGCTGTGGCGCAGGTTGATGGCGTGATCGACGTCTCTGTGCTCGAAAACATCACAAATGAGCCGAAAACGCAGTACGGAATTGTGGTGCCTGGGCACAGCATTGCCGTCTGCGTCGCGGGCGGCGAAGGCGCCGACATCGCGCAGGCAATCTACGAGAAGAAGGACGCCGGTTGCGGCATGACGGGAACTACCGAGGTGACTTATACGTTGCCGTCCGGCGCCGAGTACACATACCCTATCACAATCCCGACGAACACAAATGTTTTTGTGAAAGTGACGCTTTTTACCAAGTCCATCGGAGAGAGCTTGCAGCAGGCGATTGCCAACGCGATCGTGTCTGATGCGGCGGGCGAAGGATCAAACCCGCGCGTCGGATTGGCTCAGACGCTTTACGGATCACGCTTCTGGAGCGTTGTTCTTGGTCAGACTAACATCCCCATACAATCGGTACAGGTTGCCTTGGGTTCTGCGTCCGGCTTTGCCGATTCGATCGTCATCAATGCAAACGTTGAGCCGGTGATCGTGGCAGAAAACGTTTCCTTTGCCTATGCGGAGAGCTGAGATGGCAACGCAGACTTGGCTTGACATTTTGAGTGTTGAGGATTTTGAAAAGATTGCAGACATTCCGAGCCTAACCAGCGCGGCCATTCAACCGCAATTCGCTCATGCAAAGGTGATCGGCGCATTAGGAACTTTGTTTCAAACAGAAGTTGACTCAACGCCACAGCTGGAGCTGGTCGAACAGGAAATCGCAAACCCCGCCTCTTGCAGCGGGGTTTTTCTTGACTGGATGGCCACAAGGGTGGGCGTTTCTCGTCAGGTCGAGCTTCCTTCGGGAACGTACTTTTTGGACGATGAAACCTTCCGGTTTCTCGTTTTCCTCAAGGCTCTATCGAACATCTCGGATGCGTCTGCAGACACGATGAATCGCATGATCAGACAGCTCGTCGGCGTGCAATTTCTTGTCATTGACAATCTCGACATGACGATCAGTCTTCGTTTCTTTGGGGCCTTGACCGAGCAGCAGCAATTTGTGCTTCAGTCCTACGGGCTTTTGAATCGCGGTGCCGGCGTCGGCTACGACATCATCACGAATTTCTCAACAGAAGTTTTTGGCTTTGCTGGTTCAGGGCTTCAACCATTCAATCAGGCGCCATTCTCCTATTTGACGGTCATCGAAAATGAGCAGTAACTATCCTCAGAACTTTTTATCTTCGGTGCTGGCAGCCGGCGGCGATTTCACCATACCGCCGGTGACTGCGGCCAGCGCTGGCAGTGGAAAATTTTCTCAGCAGAATGGCTTTCCTCCTGAAACGAGCAAGCCTCTTTCGCAGGGCGGTTTCCCGCCGGATAGACGCGACTTCAACGGCGTTCTCAACCTGCTGAGCCAGTTCATTGTTTGGTATCAGCAGGGCGGCCTGCTCAATTACTCGGCTCAGTTCGACTACGAAGTCGGTAACGAAATCTTGTTCAATGGCGTGAAATATCGCTGCTTACAGGCGAACGGACCGGCGTCTTCTGCGATCACGCCGGGCAGTAATCCATCAGTTTGGAAAAACATGGATTCAAACGTTCCGGTCGGCGCCGTTGTGCCGTTTTACAACGTGACGCTTGGCGGATCAGACGGCAGACGCCCAATTTTCTGGGGCCATCAGGATGCCGACGAGGGCTGGGTGCTGTGCGACGGCGGTTCTGATGGACAAGGCGGCACCGTTCCGAACCTCATCGGAAACTTTATTCGCGGATCGGATGTTAAAAACGCCGGGCAGACCGGAGGCAGCGCCACGCAGACGCTGACGGCGGATCAGCTTCCTGCGCACACCCACAGCATCACGATCAACACGGCGGGGAGTCACGCTCACACGAGAGGGTCGATGAATATTACAGGCTCTTTCCAAATCGGATCTTTCCCTCTGTATACAACGAAGCAAACGGGTGCTTTTTTTGGGTCAAATATAGGGCGTGCAGATTATCATGGTCAAGATACACATTCAAACGTCCCGGAGGCTACAAGTTTTGATGCCTCAAGATCATGGTCTGGGACCACATCTTATTCTGGATCACACACGCACACGGCTACCTGCTCCTCAACAGGGAATGCGACAGCCTCTGTAAACACGCTCCCTCCTTTCTTTCAGATGGCCTTTTTCGTCAAACTGTTGGAGCAATAAATGGAAATTACAACTTTTTCCTACGTTCCGAATCCAGTCGGCACACTTTCCGGGACGTCATTCAAACAGCAAACGGAAGACGCAATCAACGCTCTGGCCCAACAAGTCAACGGAATCACAGAAGACAACAATACTTTGTCGATTCAGGTTCAGCAGGCAGTTTCTACCGCAAACTCAGCGCTGAGCACGGCAAATTCAGCTCTGACCACCTCTGAAAGTACGCAACAGCAACTTGAAACACTGAGCACCACGGTTGCCGGGTACGACCAGAAAATCACTCAGGCAGTGTCGCAATCCGCTTCCGCTGTCCAAACGGCAACGACTGCGCAAACCTCATCGCAACAGGCGCAGGAAGCTGCGCAGCAGGCGCAAACGGCTTCTGAGCAATCTGCATCACAAGCACAACAGGCGCAGGAGGCTGCACAGTCGGCACAGCAACAGGCTGAAGCCGCTCAAACAGCGGCCGAAGCAGCTCAAGGTCAGGCATCAAACGCTGCAAACACGGCTCAAAACGCTCAGGAACAAGCACAAAATGCGCAGCAAAGCGCAGAAAATGCAGCGGCATCAGCTGCTCAGATGGCCTCATCGTCCGTTATGGTGACGGAGCAAACTTGGTCTGACGAGCAGCAGGCGCAGGCTCGCGCCAATATCGGCGCGGCAGCCTCTGCCGACGCCACATTGACGGGAACGACGAGCGCAGAGGCTTTGTCCGTTTCAGGATCGATAACGGCAACTGGTGGCTTTGTCGGAAACCTGACAGGCACAGCCTCTCAAGCGACTGCTGATGGCAACGGGAACAACATCGTCAACACCTACGCCACAATCGACAACACCTACACGAAAGCGCAGGTTGACGCAAAAGTGGCCAGCGTTTATCGAATCATGGGGTCGGTGGCAACCTATGACGATTTGCCATCCAGTGGGCAAACAGTTGGTGACGTTTACAACGTCATCGACACCGGAGCCAATTATGTTTGGACTTCTTCTGGCTGGGACAAGCTCTCTGAGACAGTCGATTTGTCCAACTACCTGACGATCGATAGCGCTCAGGGAACTTACCTCACGATTGCCAATGCTCAGTCAACCTACTTGAGCAAGACGACCGCCGCCTCAACGTATTTGTCGCAAGCAAATGCACAGACTATCTATCTGTCTCAGGCGGCGGCGTCAACGACCTATTTGACGCAGGCGAACGCGCAATCGCTTTATCTTCCTGTTACCGGCGGCACGCTGACCGGGGCATTGACCTTGGCCGCAGACCCAACGACTTCTATGGGAGCCGCCACGAAGCAATACGTTGATTCTGCTGTTTCAACCGGCTCAAGCAATGCCGTTCTTTTTACGGCTCAATCTCTTTCAGAGCAACAACAGCAACAAGCATGCACAAACATCAATGCGATGCCTGCAGCCGACCTAATCGCCGTTTGCAATGAAATCGCAGGGGTATCGTGATGGCAGTAACTTACAACTTTTGTATCGCGCAAGGGACGGATTGCACCGTCCCTTTTGTTTTGAGCGATTCGGCAGGAACAGTCATCAATTTGACCGGTTTCACGGCTGCCATGCAGTTACGAGTTCAGTTCAACTCGAATCGGAACTCTCACCAGCTTGACGACGGCGACGCAGACGGACTTAGTTTCTGCGATTAACGAAGTCAAGACAACGGCTGATGGCGCGGCCTCTTCGGCGCAGAAGGCGCAGAGCACTGCGACGGCCGGTCTGCAACGACATTGCCTCAGGAACTCAAACGACGCAGGTCAACAATTTAAGCGAGGAAAACTAATGGCAGATACACCCGCACAGGCCGCTTTGAGAGCGGCGTTTGGGACGAAAGCCCCGAAGGAAAGTCCAGTCTTCACTGGCACAGGATCGATCCCGAACCTGAAGGTGACCGGTAAACTTGAAGGTGCCAGTGGCGCCTTTACGGGCGTCCTGAAAGCCGCGAATCCGGCCGCAGACACCGACGTCGTGACGCTAGCATACCTCAAGGCGCTGCAGTGGCTTACGGACGGCGCCATCACCGGCACGAAACTCGCCAACAACGCCGTGACGGCAGCAAAGATCGCCGCCGATGCGGTCGATTCTTCTAAGATCAAGGACGGCAGCATCACTTTTGCCGACCTCGCGGCCGCTGCTATTGCAACGCAGGATCAGGCCATTGCCGGCACGGCTGAGAATCTTTTGCTCACCCCGCAGGCCGCTAAGGCGATGATCGACAATGCCCTCAGCGGGCGGCCTGACAGCGGCGTGCCTTCCGGCGTGATGGTTCCTTTTGCAGGGAAGACCGTGCCGGACGGCTGGTTACTTTGCAACGGTGCGTCGCTTGCGAAGGCGTCCTATCCCGATCTTTTCAACGCCATCGGTTACACGTGGGGCGGCTACGGAGACACATTTTATCTGCCGAACTACAACGGGCGGCATATTTTAGGCACCACCTACGCCAATAACGTCGGCTCGACCGTTTCAGCTGGGTTACCGGACATCAGCGGATATGCAACTTCAGGCATCATCTGGGAAAGCGTCTGGATGTCCTACGGTGCCCTTTGGACAGAAGACTCTAAAAAGGGCTCAAAGGCCTACAGCAGAGAAGGGACGGATCCGATTGTCAACGTCCGGATGCGTGCCGGCGCGTATGACAGTACGTATGGAAGTTCGTCATCTGTGTCTGTGCCAGCCGCTTACGCTTTAATGATTATCAAAGAATAAGCAGCTGATACAGACACCCCTGAGGATTGTCCATATGTCGCGCTGGACCAGCTGGCCGCGAACTGAAAACGATCCATTCGCCAAAGATCACCCCCACTAGCACCCCCATTGGCGTTACAACCGGAGGAGCAAAGACCTTGCTCACGCGTTCGCAGGGATTGTGCTGAATGTATCCGGCGCAGACCGCAAGGTCGAGGATCTCGCGTGTGCGCATGAGGACGCGCTTGCGCGTTGCTCGGTGTCCGGCCTGCTCGATGCACCGGACGGTCTGGATTACCAGGGGCGCCGTGATCTCGTCGATCTGCTTCATGCCCAGCGGCTTGATGATGTACCGCTCAAGCCTGCGGCGCTCATCGGCGTAGCTCACGATGCGGCCCTTTTTCAAGTTACACCACAACCGAAAGGCATCGGCAAAGACGTAGCCCTTCGGCGGCTCCTTGCCGATTTCTTTACGTCGGCGCCTCGCGGCCTGCTTGGCTTCGCCGAGGCTCATTTCCGGAAAGTGGCCGAGAAGGATATCGGTCACGCGACCGGAAACGCACAGGCGCAGAACGAAACTCTTAGCTCCTGATGGTTGCACCTTCAGGCTTAACCCATAACCCAAAGCGACTGAATACCGATTTTCAAGCGGCTTCAGCGCGGCGATTTTTCTCTGTGTAGGAGACTTCATCATGTCAGACCTCTTTAATCTTCCTCATCTTGACGAGGATGGATACTTTGACGGCTTCACCGCCTGCCAGAACGACAAGGACGGCCAGCCCCTGTTGCCTCCGGACGTCGTCAACACGACGGCACCAGCGGATGATCCCAAAACCTCCGATGCTTATTACAAGTGGGACGCGGAAGGCAAGAAGTGGCTCGCCGAAAAGAAGCCCAAGACGGCCGCCGAATGCGTAGCCCTCGGCCCGGTCGATCATTACAAGCAGACCGACCGCATGAACGCCCTGCGCGCTCTCTATCAGAAGCTCGTCGAAGCTGACAACACGAAATTTCAGATCGCCAGGGGCGATAACTTGGAGTGGAAGGTCGAAGCGATCCCTGAAAAGACTGTCGAAGAAGTCCGCACGGAAAAGACCAGCGAGCTGGATGCGGCGTTCAATTCCTGGTACACGGACGGCGCCACGATGAAGTCGAGCCTCGGCTTTGATGCCGACTCGGACTACCGCGCCATGCAGGACGTGAACGGCCTCGTGACGGCCGCCGAAGCACAGGCGACCTTCGATACGGACGGCACGTTCGTCTTCATGGACGCCAACAACCAGGGCCACGCCGTCACCCTCGATCAGCTCAAAGTCCTCCAGCTCGAGATCATCAACTCAGGCAATCTCGCTTATCAGCAGAAATGGAAGATCCGTGATGCCATCGCGAACGCGAAGACCAAGGAAGAGCTTGAGGCCATCACGATCAAATTCACACCCGCAGACTTCTCGGCCTCGGCATGAATAAATATTCTTTCCGCATTTTTGGTACGTTCAGCGCCGAAGACTATGCAAAGGCACAGCTAGCGATTCTCACGGCGGTTCAATCGCTTGACGACTCAAAAGTTCAGTCTGTTGAGTTGAGCGAGTGGGAGAAAGTGAACGAAGAATCCACCGATCAAACCTCTGCAAACGGAATTGGAACGAGCAATGAAGGGGGCGATGCGCAATGGCAACCGGCTTTCTCTTGCGTGATGGCCGGATCTCATAAGCATTTCTACTCCGAATAACGTAAAAACGGAAACACCTATTAACTCCCCTGGGTATTATAAATATTGGAAGCTTAGACGCATGGGGTACGGAAATAATTCTGGAGGCTGGAGAAATGTGGAGATTGCGGAGATCGTTTTGGAAGGATATGTAATTGAGTAATAATGCCTCGCGCAAACTTAAAAAGTCTTGCGCGAGGCTCTGCTTGGAATGCTCTTTAGAGCCTACCACCACATTCCTGTTCCTAGGTGAATTGCTTTGGTTTCGTGCGTCACTTGATAAACTCCATTGATATTTTTTGGTGAAAAATATGTCCTAGGGAATATATGCACATCGTCGGCGAAGGAAAGTTGTTGCCCGTCTAGCTTTATGTTGTAGAAAAATCTTGTGATTTTGCTGATGAAGCGAACGTTGGCGACATGGGAATATGCTTCTCTAAAATGAACAAACCGGTACCAATCGAGCAGAAGCTTTATGAATGGGTGGTGTTGTTTGGCTCCAATTGTAGATGTAGCTATTTGGGTTGGCCCTTCAAAACAGAAGAAGCAACCTAAATGAAGTAAATCGTTAAAGCTATTAACTATTTTTACGTCGGTATCTAAGTATATTCCTCCGTAGTTATATAGGGCGTGAAGTCTAGCTACATCGGAAACGAACGCCCAGCACTTCTTGGCAAGTGCTTCTTGCGCGTATGGATACAGTTCGAAAGGGAAATTTGAATCGTTCCACAGCTTGAATTCCCAGTCTGGGTGAATTTTGTGCCAAGAATCAATGCACCGTTGACATGGTTCAGGGATTGATGCTGGTCCAAACCAAGCATAGTGAATGACTTTTGGGATTTTCTTTGACGGAAGGTAGTCGTGCCTAGAAGGGGATAGTTTTTGGCGCAGGTAAAACTCCGCTAAGTCTCGAAGGAGAAAGCTGTTAACAATGAAGTTTGGTATGCGGGGGGGGGACATATTTGATATGAATGCAAAATGGACTACGGTTGCCAAGCAAGCCATGAGCAGGAAATGTACTCGTAATATTATCTCACCGCCTGAAAAGAGTGGGGAGAAGTTTTTAGGGTGGCGTTTGCCGCCCTTTTTGTTAGCCCCTCAGCTGGGGTACGTTTTGTGCCCTAACTGTTTTGGCTACTGATGGAAAGAAATATCGCCCCTCCTTGTGATGGTTTTTTTATGGGTGTTGCCATGTACTTGAGATGGCTTTGCTTTTTACCAGCGTCGCTGGCCTTCGACGTTTTCGGTCGTTTGCTCACGCCGCTCGTTGTTCTCTTTGCCGACAAAGACGGCTGGTTGCCTTCGTGGCTTTGGTGGTGGCAGACGCCGGACAACCCGATCGACGGCGACGCCGGGCACCTTGCGCGGTGGGGCATATCAACCGCCCCGCTTGCGACATACGTCCGGCGGGTGGCGTGGCTGTGGCGAAACTGCGGCTACGGCTTCAACATTGACGTCATCGGCTTTAAGCATCAGGCCGGAGACGTGAAGCAGGTCTATGGCGACCCTTCCATCGGCGACACGTCGGGTGTTTCGGGCGTTTGCCGGTGGAAGGTCTACCGAGCCGGGAAGCCGGTTTGCTGGCAGTTTTACTACGTGAAGCACTACCAAATTTTTGGAGTGTGGAAGTGCGTTCGCATCGGCGCAGGCTGGAAGATTTGGGGCCAGCCTGTCCCGGGCTACGTTTACGGGCAACACTGGGTGTATTTTCACCCAATGAAAGGCTCAGGCCGAAACAAGTAATCTATGCCGTAGAGGGTGCGCATGACGTCTGACTTTTTGCCTGAAGGCACCGAAAAAATCGTAGCCGCGGCAGTGGGCGCCCTCACCGGTGCTCTGTCGTTCTTCTTCGGCCTCGATACCAAGCCGCTCATAATTTGGCTCGCGATCTTTATCGCCGCAGACATCTTGACCGGCATGGCGGCGGCGTTCGTAAACCGTGACTTTGAGAGCCGGATAGTCTCGCGTGGGCTTTTGAAAAAGGGGCTGATGTTTATTGTCGTGGGCTTCGCGCACGGCCTTGACGTGCAGTTTTCCTACACGCTGAACTATCTCGCAGTGTTTCAGGGCATCGTCATAGCGGCCTACGGCTTTACAGAGTTCATGAGCATCATTGAGAACCTTGACCGGATGAACCTCGGCGGGTGCATTCCTGCAATCATTCGCAAAGCACTCAAACAGATCAATACCCGGCTTGACGAAACAGTAGAAGAGATCGGCGAAAAGCCGAAAGAAGGCAAAAATGAAAATCGGATACTTTGACACAAAGGAACTCGCGAGCAAGGACGGCCAGCGCTCTCCGTTCGGCGAGCAACAGGTCAGATCAGAGCTGCTTTTTTTATTGAACCGAATCCGCACGGCATGGGGGCGCCCGATCATCGTCAACAGCGCTTACCGCTCGCCTGAGCACAATCGCGCCGTGGGCGGCGTGGAGAACTCTTATCACGTCCGGGGGCTGGCGGCTGACATCCGTCCAGAGCATCAAGAAGACCTCCCGGCCCTTCAAGACCTCTGTTTAGACCTTAACGCCGATGGCGGCGTCGGGCTTTATGACAGCTTTGTCCATGTTGACGCGAGAGGATTCAAAGCTCGCTGGGACAACTGCAAAAAATGACCAAGGCGGGAATCCTCAAATACGTTTTTATTTTTTTTCAAGGAGTACGCTATGAACAGCGAAGACTTTCAGAACTGGCTTAAGAAAATCGGCGTGAAGGCCGAAGACCTCACGCGTGACGCCTATGAAAAACTCAAGGCCGAAAAGGCCAAAATGGATACCGAGACGCGCCGCAAGTGCCGTCTTTTTTGGGCGACCGTGTCGGTCGTTACTTTCCTTATCGGCCTTGGGCTGGGTCATTTGTTCTTCTGATGAAATGGCTCTACCTAGCTGCGGGCGTGGTCGTCTTCGGCGCCGGATACGCCTTTGCTGACGCACTGCGCACTGCGGACATCCAGCGCCTTAAAGCCGATTACGCGCAGGCCGCGCAGGAGTATCAAGCTAAGCTAACGAAAAGGGAGGCAGACAATGCGAAGAAGCTCGCCGACGCAGTCGACAAGAAGCAGGCTGAGATCGACGCGCTTGGCTCTCAGCTTGCTGGTATGCGCGACGATGTTGAGCGCCTGCGCCGTGCCGCAAGCGCCGGGGGTAGTGGAGTGCCCGCCGGCGACGGCAGTGCCTGCGTCTCTTGTGAGCGACAAGTCCGAGAGTGTGTCCGCTTACTTGCTGAGGGTGCGGAGTTACTTAGCGAAGGCGGCGGACTGGTCGGCGGCCTCAGCGCAGACCGAAACGCAGTCCGTGAAGCCCTGAAACCGTGACGCACAAAAAAATAGCGTCAACTTCCCTGGTGTTTAAGGCGAACAAAAAAAATAGCGTCAACTCCCCCCGGTGTTTAATGCGCACAAAAAACGTTTCAAACCAGCACCGGCATAGGCTTGCCCCGTGGAGTTGATGGCAAAGAAAAACCTCGTGGATTCTGGAGATCTCCACGAGGCTTTTCAGAAAACCGACCGCTCTGTTTTCGCAGGTGTCATTTTACCCTATCTTTTTTAATTTCGCTCTTCGACTTGCTTTCCGGCCTTGAGAAGGAAGCCTGTACCCCCCCCCCTGCCGGGACATCCATCATTTTGTTGTCTACCTTATTGATTTCAAAAGAATTTGACCCTGCCGGTTTTTTATTTAAGGACATGGAAAAAGAAAAACCCCAGGGGCTTAACGGCTCTTGGGGGACTTCTTTTTTTATGCCTGCTGATTTTGCTTTTCTTTCTTTTCGCGTTCTGCGACGACCTCGCGCAGGCGGTCACGGACCCAATGCGACCCGCCTAATTCCCTAAGTACCGGAAGCAATTCGGCAGGAAGACTCAGCAGGACCGTTTGGCGTCCATGTGGGTAGATTACCGGACGTCCCATCACTGGCCTAGTTTCATTGCTTCTACCCATGCAGCTTTCTCTGCCATTTGCCATTTTTAACAACCACGGTAAGGCGTGCGGCAGGGTTCTTCACGTCCTGTTTCAACGGCGCCGATATTCTCTTCAGTGCCGTCATCATTGACGCGATAAAGGTAATCAAGCAGAACTGCAAGATTGTCATATGCGTGCTTGTCGAGACGACCAGCTTCGATTTCGGCCAGCACCTTTTCATCTTCCTGAGTAGAAAGATCAGAAACATGGTCAAAAGCGGCCTGGTCGTTTTCAGCCTCGAAGGTCATGCCTTCGAAGTTGGTAACAAAATCGTAAGCATCTCGAATCTTGCCGGCCGTATGAAAAACGTATTTCATTTTTTTGCTCCTTAAACGCTTAATGCGTTGTGCTTTCTGATAACCGACATTATACATATTTATATATATAAGTAAACAGGAGAGAAACTATCGGCAAGATGTTTCCTTTAGGAAAAAACAAACCGCCTGATTTCTCAGGCGGTTTGAAGCTCTTTCGCGCGAAATCCTACAGTCATCATCAAGATGGTATTGACGCCATATCAGAAAGCACCTCCACATATGCGGAGAAGAAGCTTTAGCGCCAGCGAATGAGCTAAGACGCACTGTAGCAGGCTATTTCATGTCTTGCAATGGCAAGACCTCATTTGCCCATTCCTGCATCAGAACGCGCCTTTGCTCTAGAAGGTCAGAGCGCTGATAGGCTTGACGTACTGTATTGCCTGTCGCGTGCATAAGCGATTTTTCGGCCAGCGTTACATCTTTGCCGTTTTCTGCGCACCAATCCGAAAAAGTGGACCGGCAGCCGTGCATTGTCACCGGTCGGCCTGCGGCTCGCTGTAGGAGAATGCGCGGCGTTTCTCGGTTCATTATTTCTGCCGAATGGCCGGGAAAGAGAAAATCATTTTTCCGCGGCAGCATTTCGATGATTTTCAAAGCCTGCTTTGAAAGCGGAACCCTAAAGGGGTAGTCCTTTCCGTCCTTTCGGCGTTCAGGAGGGACGCTGAAAACGGCGTTTTCTAGGTCGATTTCATCCCACCTGGCTGAAATAAACTCGTTCGATCTGCAAGCGGTTAGGGCGCCGAAAATGATTGCATAGCCGCCTAGAGATCGAGACGCGAAAAATTGACGCAGCAGGGCTTTCAGTTCAACCAATGTGGGCGCTTCTACGTGCTTCACTGTTTTCAACTTGTCTTTGGACGGCAAGAAAAGCGCAAGATTTCCTTTCCACCGCGCAGGGTTATCCGGCCGCATCCCTTCTGAAACCGCGAAATCTAGGATCATTTCAAGCGCAAGCCGCACGCGCTTCGCTGTCTCAGGCGTTTTGTACCAAATCGGCTGTAGAACGTTTAGGACATCATCTCGCGTTATCTCTGTTATGGCTTTGTCTTTGAGGTAGGGCAGGATAAATGTTCTCACCTGGTAGATAAGGCGGGAGTGACTTTTACTCTGCTTCCATTGCGTGACAGTAGCTTTTCGTTCAATGGCGCGTTCGACAACCGTTAAAAAATCGGGCGCGGACAATTTGGCCAAACTGTCCTGCTTAGGCTTTTTCGTCTTTTCAGGGGCTTTCCCACCGGCCAAATCCGCGGCCATTTTCGCGGCGCGGGCTTTCGCCATGGCAAGGGTGATTGTGGCCGTGCTCCCCAGGCCGCGTTCTATACGCTTGCCGTTTATTTGCATCCGGAACACCCAGCGGCGGGACGTACCGGCGACAATCAAGCGCAAGTTTGGAGCGGCCTGATATTTACCATCAGGCAGTTTGGCTACGTCTGTCTGAAGCATGATTTCCCTTCCCTTAAATTCTCTGTCCCCCACTTTGGGGCGCCTAAAGTGGGGGATCGGGCGCATCCCCCACTTTATCCCCCACTTCAAGTGCAAAAGTGTACCCAACGATGCCAAATAATTCACCGTTTTGCACAATCATGCGTAATGGTGCAATAAGCGGGAAGCCAGTAAAGACAAGGGATAGCGGGGGAAGGCAACAAAAAAGCCGCACTAGGCGGCTTAATGTAGTGGCGTCCCCATGGGGATTCGAACCCCAGTTCTAACCGTGAGAGGGTCATGTCCTAGGCCTCTAGACGATGAGACCATCGAGGCGTTTGCAGTTCGCAATTCTATCAATCCGGGCTGCCTCCTGCAAGTCGCGAAAAAAGCCCGGAGCGGTCGGATCCGGGCTTTTCAAAGCTGGCAGAGGCTTCAGGCCTTGCGGTAACTGCCGGCGACG